AGTATCATGAGGCAAGAAAACACAATAGATTTAGAAACTTATATTAGTCAAAATAACGAAACACAAATTGAAGAAAATGATAGAGCTAAAGATGCGTTTGAAGAATTTGAACAATGGGCAGAAGCTATCGAAAATGGCGAATTAAGTCAAGAACAAATAGACCGTCTTACAACAGAATTACCAAAATTAACATTAGGACCGAGCGGAACTGTAGCATTTGAAACAATTTCTGAAATTTTAAAATTAGAACCAGATGATCTAGAAAATAAAGAGCTCGAAACTGCATTAGAAAAACTCGCACAAGAAAATCCAACTGATACAGAAGGTATGGCATTAGAGGCATTCAAAGGTTGGATTATGTTGAAACATCCAGAATGGGCAGATCAACTTTCAGAACTAATAGGACCGGCCACTGAACCAGAAGCCACTGAACCAGCAACAGAACCTGCTTCAGAACAACCAACGCAACAACCAGTGGCAGAAAGTGCTAAAGGACAAATGGTTGAAAAAATTGCCGAAATTATCAAGAGCAGATTTAATCTAAGCAATGAAACCGTGGCACCATTTAGAGGAAAAGAAGGCATTCTTATTGATGTTGAAAAAGCTTGTAAAGAAGAATTTGGAGATAAAATGGACGAGGCCGTATTGGGTAAAATTAGACATATTGCAGAACGCTATATGGAAAAATTAACCAATATGTGGGAAGAAAAACATGGTAGAATGGCACCAGGAAATCACGAAGAAATGGAAGATATTAGAAGATTAGCAGGATTGGCAAAATAACCAATAATATATACTCTTTAGACTTGTTTTAATAAATAAAAGTGCATATACTAGTTATATGCACTTTTTCTTTTTGTCAGTGGGCATTAAGAAAGCGGCACAACAAAGGCATAACATTAAGGAGAAACATTATGGCAACTTTGGCTGAAATCCGTGCGAAACTTCAACAAACCGCACAATCAAATTCAAATATCACCAGTGGTGATAACGCAATTTTTCCACATTGGAACATCGCAGAAGGTACTACAACAACTGTACGCTTTCTTCCAGATAAAGATTCTAACAACACATTTTTCTGGGTAGAACGTGCAATGATTAAACTACCTTTTGCCGGTATCAAAGGTGAAGTAAACAGTAAACCTATCACTGTACAAGTTCCCTGTATGGAGATGTGGAATGAATCTTGTCCAATTCTTACTGAGGTTCGTCCTTGGTTTAAAGATAAAAGTCTAGAAGATATGGGTCGTAAATATTGGAAGAAAAAATCATATCTCTTCCAAGGTTTTGTTGTAAACACAGATCTTAAAGAAGACAAACTCCCAGAAAATCCAATTCGTCGATTCATCATCGGTAGTCAAATTTTTAACATCGTTAAAAATGCACTGATGGATAGTGAGATTGAAGAACTGCCTACTGATTATATTCGTGGTCTTGATTTCAAAATCACTAAGAGTGGAAAAGGTGGTTATGCAGATTACAACACTTCTACTTGGGCACGTCGTGAACGTGCATTGAGTGAATTAGAAATGTCTGCAATTCAACAGTATGGTCTTTGGAATCTACAAGATTTTCTACCCAAAAAGCCAACTGAAGTTGAACTAAAAGTTATCAAGGAAATGTTTGAAGCATCAGTTGATGGTGAAGCATATGATCCAGATCGTTGGGCAAACTACTTCAAACCCAGCGGTGCAGTAAATCTTTCCTCTGGTGTTCCTAAGTCAGTAACTAATCAAGCATCAGCAAAGCCCGCAGTTTCTGCTCCTTCTGGTCTTGATGATGAAGAACCTCCTTTTGAACCCGAAACTAAGTCTGCTGTTAAAGAAGATAAACCTTCTGGTGCTAATGAAGCCAGCAATCGTGCAGCAGATATCATCGCGATGATTCGTAAACGTCAAGCACAATAAGGAGATATTATGTCCAAGGCATTTGATATTTCTAAATTTCGTAAGACTATTACAAAAAGCATCGAGGGATTAGGTGTAGGATTTAACGATCCTACAGATTGGATCTCTACTGGTAATTATGCCTTGAACTATCTTATCTCGGGGGATTTCTTTAAAGGGATTCCCCTTGGTAAGGTAACTGTGTTTGCCGGAGAATCAGGTGCAGGCAAATCATATATCTGTTCAGGAAATATTATTAGACATGCACAAGAACAAGACATTTTTGTGATTCTAATTGACTCGGAAAATGCACTTGATGAGTCTTGGTTACACGATCTAGGTGTAGATACATCGGAAAAAAAGTTGCTTAAACTTAATATGGCAATGATTGATGATGTGGCTAAGACAATCAGCGAATTCATGAAAGAATATAAGGCTATGCCTGTTGATGAACGACCTAAAGTGTTATTTGTCATTGATAGTCTAGGTATGTTGTTGACTCCTACTGATGTAACACAATTTGAATCAGGTGATATGAAAGGTGATATGGGTCGTAAACCTAAAGCATTGACTGCTCTTGTTCGAAATTGTGTAAATATGTTCGGAAGTTATAATGTAGGTATGGTCGCAACAAATCATACCTATGCCAGTCAAGATATGTTTGACCCAGATGATAAAATTTCAGGTGGGCAAGGATTTATCTATGCATCAAGTATCGTTGTTGCTATGAAAAAACTCAAACTTAAAGAGGATGAGGATGGCAATAAGGTTTCAGATGTACTTGGTATCCGTTCTGCTTGTAAAGTTATGAAAACACGTTATGCTAAACCTTTTGAGAATGTTCAGGTCAAAATTCCCTACTCAACAGGAATGAGTCCAACATCAGGTCTAGTTGACATGTTCGAAAAAATGGGTGTACTATCTAAGGTAGGTAATAAATTGGCGTATACCAGTAAAGATACTGGCGAAATTATTGCCGAATTTCGTAAAAATTGGACCGAAGACAAACTGATGAAAATCATGGTCGAATGGGATGCCAATTTTACACCAACTTCTACTGAAAATATTGAAAAAGTTGAGGAGATCGAAAATGATTGATGATAGTTTCATTGTAGAAATCTGGGATATCTTTAAAGAATACGTTCCAGAAAAAAATCGTGAAACCGCAGCAACACAATTTGTTGAATTTCTTCAGGATTCGGGTGTAAAAGACTCGGTACTAGAAAGTGTTCTTGGATATGATCAATATCTTGACTCGGCTATTGAACTTATTATCAACGAAGATGAGTTTGACGAAGAAGATGAAGATCCCTATGATGACGATGTCGACGAAAATGAGGATTATTGATGCAATGGTACTCGCGTATAAGCAGTGACCTTGCTAATCTTCCATTATGTATCGACTACTACTATCAAGAACTTGACAAAGCTCGGCAAGAAGCCAAAATTTTCGGTAATATTGAAAAGGCATCGGCTTCTTTGCCGGGAATTGTGGAGCAACGTTTCAATCAACTTCAAGAAATTGAAGGTATTCTAGAATTTCTTAATATCGAACTACGAAAAATCCGCAGTAAAATATTTAAAAAATATTTAGAAAACTATCAACGTGCTCTTTCAAGCCGAGATGTGGAAAAATATGTGGATGGTGAAGATGATGTAGTTGATATGGAAAAAATTATCAACGAATTCGCACTATTGCGTAATCAATGGCTGGGAATTATCAAGGCATTGGACATAAAACAATGGCAGTTGAGTAATATCATTAAATTACGCACTGCCGGTCTTGAAGATATTCAACTGTAAGGAGAATTTTCATATGTGGATGGAAGATATTTTATCAGCAGTATTGTCTTTACCCATGAATTCTACGAGAAGTATGAATTTTAACATTCTTTACAGTATGCATGAACAAAATGTCAAGCAAATTGGTTTAACACAGAAACAAAGAAACCTATTAGAGAAAATTCTCAATCAGAATTCTAAAAATTTGTCTGTATATTTGAATCTAGAAGTTATTGATGCAATTCGTAGTCCACAATATCGACTACCTTTACGGCTTTTAGAAGATGCAAAATTGGTTTCTGTAGAAAATGACGAAATTTATGGTAAAAAATTTAAAATTGCTTTTCCATACGATAAAGATTTGATCACTGATATTCAAGTTACAAGAAATCAAGCAGCATTATGTACTTGGGATGGAGAAAGTCGTGCTTGGACTATGCCAGTTGTAGAAAAAAATGTTGTTTGGTTACATAAATTTGTCAAAAAACACAATTTTGTCGTAACAGATGATGTAAATTCATATTTTTCACAATTAGAAACTGTTTTTGACAACATAGAAAGTTATGTGCCGATCGTAGTTGAAGAAAATAATGAAATTTCTTTGAAAAATTTTCATGGTAACAACAACCTAGAAGGTTCTAATCTGATTGAAAAACTTTTTGATGCAAGGAAAAAGGGTGTTGTTCATTGGGATAATGAAATTGAGCAAAAATTAGAGGAATTTTCAATTTCTACCATGGTAAGACAGTTTTTAAAAACACAACCTAATCAAGTTTTTAACGTTGGTCAGAATGAAATGGTCATTGCTGATGTGGCTATGATCTTAAAAAATCTTTTCCCATGCTTAGTTGTTATCCCATCTACAGCAACTTTGTTAAAAATGGAAAAAACCATGGAAATTTTGGAAAAACTAGATATTACATCTGATCAAATCAGTGTGATGTTTAGATTACCTAACAGTACTGATAGAAATTTTAATCAATTTATTAAAGATAAAAAATTAAACAACCCACTATCAGAAAATACCAAAGTAGTTTTTGTCAGCGGTAAAATTACTAAACCAATTTTCGAATCACGTATGTATTTTCACTCAATTTTGAGTTATAATACTATTTTCCCACATTATGGTTTGAATAATTTTTTGAAAAATCAGGCTAATATTATCGCAATAACATGAAAAATTGTAAAATTATTATTAAAGATGAAGTGAATGTTAAGATTGAGAATCTAGATCTTGATACAAGAAAATTTTTGGTCAAAAAATTCAAGTTTGAGGACCCTACTGCTAGATTTAGACCGGCCTTTAAACTGGGTAGATGGGATGGTACTATTAGTTTCTTCGGTCTAGGTGGTACTACCTATCTTTCTATGCTGCCCCAGGTATTGGAAATTTTAGAGGGGAGAAATTACTACATTGAACTTGAAGATCAACGAACCAGTTTTGCACTGGATTTTGATAAAATCTCCGAAGATTTTTGGGGTGAAAAATGTTGGCCTCAAGGACATCGATTTCAAGGACAACCTATTAGACTTCGAGATGATCAAGTAGAAGTTGTTAATAAATTTCTAGAGAATCCTCAATGTATACAAGAAATTGCCACAGGATTTGGCAAAACTATTACCACTGCCACTTTGGCAAAAATTTGTGAAAAATATGGAAGAACAATCACTATTGTACCGAATAAGTCGCTTGTCGAACAGACAGAAGAAGATTTTGTTAACTGCGGTCTTGATGTCGGAGTTTACTACGGAGACAGAAAAGATATTGGTAAGACACATACTATCGCAACTTGGCAAAGTTTGAACATTTTAGAGAAAAAATCCAAAGATGATGAAGAATTACTTTCATTATCAGAGTTTTTGCATGGTGTTCAATGTGTCATGGTTGACGAAGTCCATATGGCTAAAGCAGAGGTTTTAAAAAAATTATTAACACAAAATCTTTCCAATGCCTGTATACGGTGGGGACTGACCGGTACAGTTCCAAAACAGGATTTTGAATTTCAAAGTCTACGGGCAAGCCTAGGAGAAGTGGTGCATCGTGTATCTGCACATGAACTACAAGAAAAAGGTGTGCTTAGTAACTGCCACGTGAATATAATTCAAACAGCAGAACATAGAGAATTCGGTTCTTACAAAGAAGAATTGAAATTCCTGGTTACTGATGAAACTAGAATTAACTGGATCAGCAATCTAATTAAAAAAATTGCAGATTCAGGTAATACTTTAATATTAGTTGACAGACTAGAGAGTGGTGAATGTATAATAAACAATATACCAGACAGTGTGTTTATATCCGGTAGAGTAAAAACCAAAGATAGAAAAGCAGAATACGATGAAGTTAAAATTGCTGACAACAAGGTTATTGTGGCGACTTATGGTGTGGCCGCTGTGGGTATTAATATCCCTCGTATTTTTAATCTGGTTCTTTTGGAGCCCGGAAAAAGCTTTGTTAGGGTTATACAAAGTATTGGACGAGGCATTAGAAAGGCTGAAGATAAAGACCACGTAGAAATTTGGGATTTGACTGCTAGCACAAAATATGCTAAAAAACACTTAACTGAACGTAAAAAATTCTATAGAGAAGCCAAATATGACTTTTCTATTGAGAAGGTAACTTATCAATAATTCCAAGGAGACATAAAATTCAGATTCTGACACTTGATAACAAAACATACTACCTTAATGATCTCCCTGACGAAGTTGAAGATGATATTCGATTTGCAGTACTGGATAATAGTGACAATACAAATCCTGATCATTTTTTCATTCCGCTAATTTTTCTTGAAAGTTTTACAGGACCAGCCGCAGTTTTAAATATCGGCGGACACGAAATTACTATGCCATTAGATTGGTGTACTATCGTCGGTGATCCCCAAGGTCCAGAAATGGAAGTATTACCAATTACTAGTCTTAATGATCGAGGATTTGAGACCTTTATTTTTAACCCCTTGAGCAGTTTTCGACCTGAATTTTTAGAGATTGACATCGTGGATATCTATCAAGAAGTTAAATGGTATTTTCCAAAAATGAAACCTGGTCAACTACTATGTACGCCGATCCAATCTGGTCATAAGCCACTGTGTGCATACTTTGTTAAAGAAGTAAGTCGTCAAAGCGAAATTGTAGATTTTACTAAATGTTGGTAATATGAAAAAACCACGTGTACCTATGACTCGAATTTTAAATGCAATTTCAAATCGAGATATAGATTTTTATAAAAGATTGTCTGATGAGGATAAAAAAAGTATTAGTTTTTATACATTGATACGCTATACTTCATCGGTGGATCATGACAATCCTGAAATCGAATACGCATTTATTGAAAGATCTAATGAATTTATTAACAAAAATTATTTTAATCTACAGGCAGAAAAAGATTTAATTTGGAAACTATACGCTAGTATTGGAATAGGTTCTCCAGTAAGATATAATTATCTAAAGGCTCCCTCCAAATTAGAACCGGATCGATTTGAAAAACTACTGTGCGAACTTTATCCCAGTTATAAGATGGAAGATATTAAATTTTTATCTTCTATGATGGACGAAAAAGATCGTGAAGAACTGTTTGATAAAATGGGATTTGATAAGAAACAACGTAAAGAATATCAATAACTTGAGATGATTGAATTGCAAGATCAACCTTACAATTGTGTGCATTGTGGTAAATCCTTCATGAAGGAAAAAACTTCAATGGCACATATGTGCGAACGAAAACGTCGAGCCATGCAACGTGATGAAAAACGTGTACAGGCCGGCTATATGGTCTATAATAGATTCTTTGAATTAACTCAAAATCAAAATAAACCTAAATCATATGATGATTTTTGTAACAGTGCATACTATAACGCTTTTGTAAAATTTGGTAGTTATATCAATAATATTAATCCAATTTATCCAAATAAATTTATTGATTATATAATTAAAAGCGGTACCAAATTAGATAACTGGTGTAAAGATGAACACTATGAAAAATATCTTTTCGAGATGCTGAAAGTCGAACCAGTTGAAAGTGCTGTACAACGTACATTACAAACTATGATGGAATGGGCTGAAGAACAATCGGCGGAATTTAATCACTACTTCATCTATGCCAGTTTAAATAGAGCAGTATATGATATACGTAATGGTCGAATTAGTTGTTGGCTATTATTGAACAGTAAATCTGGTAAGGATATGGTCAGTAAGATGAATGACGAACAATTGAATATTATTGCACCAGCATTTGATATTAAATTTTGGATGAAGAAATTTAAAGAAAATCCAGCAGATGTGATTCTGGTAGAAGAAATTTGTAAAGAGGCAGGTATAGAATGACACGAGAAGATACACTTAGAAAATTTTGTTATGATCATAACATAAAGGTTCTTGATACAAACAAACGAGCACACATATATACCAAACTTAATACCTCATATTTCCAATATCCGAATGATCTGAATATTGTTGATAGCCATGTAATACAGGACACCGAACCGCTCTATACTCTTGAAATTGCATTGAGTGAATTAGAAAAAATTGCCGAGTTTGAATCACAGGTCTTTAATCATATGCGAGCCAAAGGCCACTATGACATGTTTAATATGATCATGGAACAAAAAGAACGCGAAAAACAATTAAGAAATCATTACCCAGCAGTACAGAAGGCCTATGAACATTATAGTTTGATGCTAAAAATGGCCGAAGGAGGAGAACTATGAGATTGGAAGGGTTCGTAGAAAAAGGTTGGGGGCACGAACTGATTTGGGCCACTAATGACAAATATTGTGGCAAACTTTTGAAGTTTAATAAAGGTGCTAAATTTAGTATGCACTTCCACTCAGAAAAAGATGAAACATGGTTTATCTTATCTGGCAAATTTTTAGTACGGCATATTGATACAAAAACTGCTAATATACATGAAAACGAATTGAATGTGGGAAATGTTTGGAGGAACGAACCTCTATTACCCCATCAAATAGAATGTCTAGAAGAAGGCACAATAATAGAAGTAAGTACACCCGACTCTGTTGAAGATAATTATAGAGTTATGAAAGGCGATAGTCAAAAATGAAAATATTAATCACCGGTCATCAAGGATTTATCGGTCAAAATATGATGGAGGCTCTTTCATCGGAGCACGAAGTCGATGGCCTAGAATGGAACGATGCTTTACCTAATTTACTAGGCTATGATTGGGTCATTCATCTGGGCGCAATCACCTCCACTACCGAACATGATGTTGAAAAAGTCATGGAATATAACTATGATTTCAGTCGATATTTACTGATAGAATGTGAAAAGGCCGGAGTGAACTTACAATATGCAAGTTCAGCATCAGTATATGGAACTTATAGAGAATTTAAAGAAGATAGTCTAAAATTTCCTAAAAGTCCCTATGCATGGAGCAAATATCTTTTTGATAGATTTTTTGAAAAATTTGCAGAACAGGGTCGTTGGAATAAAATTAAAGTTCAAGGTTTTAGGTATTTTAATGTATACGGTCCTTATGAAGATCATAAAGGCGAACAGGCTAGCCCATTTCATAAATTTACCACTCAGGCTAAAGAGACTGGTGTAATTAAATTGTTCGAAGGAAGTGATCGATTCTTTAGAGATTTCATCCATGTTAATGATGTTGTTGATATCCATAAGAAATTTTTAAAGATTAACAAATCAGGTATCTTTAATGTTGGTACAGGTAAACCTAGAAGTTTTGAAGATGTGGCCAAAGAGATAGCCACAGAATTTAATGCAACTATACAATATATTCCTATGCCCGATAACTTAAAAAATCAATATCAAGAATTTACCTGTGCTGATCTTACACATTTAGAAGATAATTTAAACGATGTTGAAAATCATAGTTAATGGCACGTTTGATATCGTTCATCGAGGTCATCTACATTTACTTGAATACGCAAGATCACATCTAGATAGTTTTGTCTATGTGTTAATCGACAGTGATCGAAGAGTTAATCAATTGAAAGGCCCGGATAGACCTGTTAATAATCAAAACGATCGTAAATTTCTATTAGAGTCATTACAATATGTAGATAGAGTTGATATATTTGATAGCGATGATGAATTGAGAAATTTAATTAGTTCCTATAAACCAGACCTAATGATTAAAGGTAGTGACTACGAAGGTAAACCTATTATAGGATCAGAATTTTGCAAAGAGATTAAATTTTATGCACATACAGGACACAGCACAACACGACTCATTCAACGTATTACTGATAGGTGATAACTGTTTAGATGAATACCAAATCGGTACCGTGGATAGACTGAGCCCAGAAGCACCGGTACCAGTTATTAAGATCGTGGAAACTGAAACAGTTTTCGGTATGGCCGCAAATGTTAAACTAAACTTAAAAAACTTAGGTATTGATCCAGATTTTATCACTAATGATCAACAAATTCTAAAAACTAGATTTATAGATAAACGATCAGGTCAACATATGTTGAGAGTTGACCAAGAACCCGTAATTGCACCATGGAGCGGACGTACACCTTTTCCATTGTCTACATATGATGCTGTGATAATTTCTGATTATAACAAAGGTTTTTTACTGTATGAACACATTGAACACATAATCAGTAAGTTTACTGGGCCTATTTTTATTGATACTAAAAAAACACAACTGGCAGATATCAGTTCCGATAATGTCTATATCAAAATAAATGAATTAGAACATCGCATGGCTAGAAGTTTACCTAGTCATTTGATTGTGACCTTGGGCGATAAAGGTGCTATGTATAAACATAATGATACCGAGACCTTAATCGCAACTAAACCAGTGGATGTGGTAGATGTCTGTGGAGCCGGAGATACATTCTTGGCAGCATTGGCAGTTCAATATCTCTATACAAAAAATATCGAACAAAGTATAATATTTGCCAATGTGGCAGCAGGTTTAACTGTTCAACATAGGGGCAACTATGCTCCAACTTACGATGAGATTGTAAATGCCGGATATTGATATTGACTTTGCTGATAGAAATAAGATATTGGATATACTTCCACATATCCCTGCCAGTATACGAGAAAATAATATTGTTAAAAAACATAACACCGGTGTATACTTCCAAGAAATTCCCTATGATCCATTTACAGATACCGCAAATATAGATTACAAAGAAGCCGAAGATCGTGGCTATTTTAAAATTGATTTCCTTAATGTCAGTGTATATAAAGATATTCGAAACGAAGAACATCTTAACGACCTAATGAATA